TAAACTCAGCCATTGCTCTGAAGTGATTTCCTAAATCAAACAGCAGCGCATCGTTGGCTTTGAGGTTGCCATTATCTCCGTTGAGTAGGTAGCCATTCTCTGTCCTTGTGCAAGTGCCTTGTGGTAGCCATTTGACTGCGCTATTGATTCTATCTACCCATGCGCCATTGATGAGGTCGTCCTTACCCGATAGGTAGTATTTCAACTCTCCGCCTTGGATGAAGTACGGAGCGAGCATAGGGTCTTCGTTGATGAAGTTGGCGAGGAGTAGTGCTCGCTGTGGGTCGGAGGTGGCGATTTGGTTGAGGTAGTCGTTCGTCTTTCGGATGACCTCTGTGCCTTCTGCGGAGCCAAAAGCAGCCACTATCGCTTGCAGGGTAGCAGAGAGCAACCCGTAGCCTATCACCATTTTCCCTCCCATGGTAGCGGCGTAGATGGGCATGCCGTGGTGTGTCGCAAAAGGGAGATATGTGCCATTGTGCGTTATCATATTACCCTCCTATGTACATGATTTGTGGATAGACGATGTGCTCGGTTGCTACTTCCTCCCCAGGCCATTGCTGGGTGAGGGTGAGCGATGTCGCGGTGGGGTCAGCCGCGAAGGCATCATTGATAGCATAGACATTATCCGCCGTGCCGACATTGATGATGCTGAAGGAGTCCGCTATGGCTTGTGCTTGCTTGACTGGTGCGATGATTGCCTCTTGGGTCTTGGCTTGTACATACTGCGCAAACCAAGTGGACATTACGCGGAATCCAGCCCAAGTTAATATTTTAGTAACTACATTTGCCATATCATTGTTCGTTTAGTGTATTGTTAGTAATAGTCGCTGCCATATCTTGTGTAAGGCTAATGTCCATAGATATCATAATCTCTTCCAATTCTGCGCATATTTCTTCTGGTGTCATAAACTCATACGCTTGGATAGGTTTAATGCCAAAGAATTCCAGTATTAGTGCCAGTCGTTCTGCTACTCCTTCAGGTATGTCTTGAGATGGTTCATCGTTACCGACTAGCATTTTGTATATAGCAGTAAGTGTTGCATTTTTATCGTCTCCCTGCTTTGCTAACTCGGTCGTATCTATCTCTGGGAGTTTGATGTTATCAATCTTTTTGCCGACTTCCTCCATCTTGCTCTCCACGGAGGAGATGCCTTGCGTGAGTGTTTCTTCTTTCGCAATAGCAGAAAAGTCGATATTTGCAACTGCATCCTTAACCTCTGCGATAGAGTTCTCAATTTCTGTAAAGTCAATATTTTCTACTGCTCTGATTATGTCACCTACTCCTTGAATAAGGGTTGCTTCTCTAGCAGTTATGTTCTCTACATTCTGTATTGCTTGTTCAATAGCAGTAAAGTCAATAGTATTGATTGCTTCTTTTAATTCAGCAACCTTTGCAAGGAGTGTAGCTTCTTTAGATGTTTTCTATATCTAACTTTCTAATTTAGATATACCATCCATTATCTCCTTAGTATCAAAACTAATAATGTCAGGAGTTTCTCTAGTATAGAGATTTATGGAATCCTATGTTAAAGCAGCATCAAATAACTATTGCTCATCTTCTACATATACATCAATACCGTTCTATACTTGACCTTCTGTAGAATATTCTTCTTGATTTAAATTTACAGTTAAATTATCTACTATTTGAATATCTAAATTATCCATAATATTATTGTATTGAAGTAGGTCTTACTTTAGCAAATCTTTCTCTATAGCCAAATTTTATTTTATCTTCGTCATAGAATTCAAGAATTACTGTACTACCTGCTTTTAGTTTTAATGTCTCATTACCAGGGAACTCTAGGATTAATTTTACTGTATCACCGAAAGCTTCTGCTATATTTGATGTAGTAGCTCTATTCTATTCATTCCTAGCATCATGATATAGTACACCAGTATATAACTTTCCTACTTCTAGAAGTTTACCTACTATAACCACGTTACACTATGCTCCCTGATTAATTATAAACTCTTTATCTGACGTACAACATTGATTCATTTCTTATTTCCTTTCTTAGACTTACTCTTAGTTACTACACCATCTTCTCCTATAGAAATACCATATTTAGATAGGTCTATACTGCCTATTTCTGTCTTAATAACTGACACTAGTAATTCTACTTGTACTTTAAGATTCTGTACTTCTATAAGTAATTTAACATTAGTATTAGCTAATTGTTCAGATTTCTCTAATAAATCCGTTAAAGTCTTGTTATTGCTTTCTACAGCATGTTCGTAGAACTCTAATGCTTTTTGCATATTTTCTATGCTATCATGTTGTACTCCTGTATTATATTTCTTTTTTGAGAGAAGAAATGTAACAACACTACTAACTACAGTAGTGGCAAGGCCTACTGCTCCTGTTATAAGTATACTAACCATTATCCTATTAATTCAAATAAACTAGTTAAAAATTCTTCAGGAGATTTCTCTCCTCCCTACATCTTATATTCATAATACAAATCAGGTGCCTCGAACTCTTTTGTAACAATACCTTCTTCACTTATATTATAATATACAGTATTACCATAAGCAGTTACTATATGAGCAGTACCACCACTAGTAGGATTCCAAGTACCAATACCATACCCATAATCTATATTAGTAAAAAATGGACCAATCTATAATCTTTCTATATTATATTGCCTTACTTCCTCAGAATCTCCTATCATTAAATCTACATAAGATAAGAACCTAGAAGTATCATATTTACTATCTAATGTAACAGTTCCTGTATTAAAATCTATATCAAATACAGTACAATTATCTCCTTCTAACAAAGATACAGTGCCATTATGATATATACCAATAGCATCATATGTTATACCATACATAGTGCCTTCTATATCAACAGATATTACTTCTGTAGTACCAATTTCAGAGCATACTTGAATATTATTCTGTTTATCTTCTGCTGTATTATTTAATTTAATTACAGGAGTTTTTACTACTGCTGAACCTTCTAAATTCTCTAATGCTACTTTATCTTCTATAGATTTCCAGCCCCCATCAAAATGATAGAGTTTTCCATCATGGAACCAGATACAATTAATATCTGGTTCCGTAGTGGACTAAACTATCTGTTTATATATCTTACTCATTATTATTATTTTTTAGCTGTTGTTTTAGGTTGTTTGTTGATTTGTTTCTCTTTAAGTTTAGCATCTGTCTCTGCTTTCTTTTTATCAAACTCTAATCTATCTCTATCTAGTTTAAGTCTTTCGTCAAACTCTCTCATTTTCTCCATAAGATTAGCTCTAGCTTCTTCAGAAAACTCAGGTTCTATAATACCGTCATCTTGGGTATTCTAAGCCTACATAGTAGCAATAATGATTTTAGTTTCATTATCTCTAATATTAGCTTGCTCTCTTTGTTCTAACTCAGATTGTTTCTATTGTGCTTGTAATTCAGCCTATTGTTGTTGTACCTACAATTGTTCTTGTTGAGCCTAAGCATTTCTCTATTGAATAGCCTATTCGTCTCTTTCAATAAATCGTTGCTTTTCAGCAATAGAACTTGAACCATAGAGTTTCATAATAGTAGAGAAGGAGAGGGTCTAATTTTGCAAAGCAGCTTGTGCAAGCATATCTAGTTTCTGAGACATCTATTGTATATTAGAGCCATTATCCAATACTAAACCATAGTCTGCCTCTGCAAACTCATCTCCGTCTATATTTATTATTTGAGTAGAATGGTCTGGTAAAATATATTGGAATTTCTTACTTCTTCCCTTTAAAGCTATCTTTGCTGTCTCTAAGAAGCATTCTAATGCTCTCTTTTTAACATCGTCATGTATAGTAAATAGATATTCAGTAATATGAGAAGATTGAAGAGTAGCTCTTTCTACACCTCCTACAGTTTCTCTGTTAGCAATCTATCCTTCTCTTTGTTTAGAAATACCTGCTACTTCAGACATCTCCATCTTAATAAATTCAAGAAGATTAATTAATTGCTGTATATTATTACCATATTCTGCATCTATTACACCAGATGAAGCATTATTCATAGCACCTGCTAATTTACCTGTAGCAGCTCCTATATTACCTTCGTTAAAGCTATCTTCTACTGCTATACCATTCACTTTGGCATAGTACATCCATTTCTCTACATCCCATCCTTTTGGTATTTTAGCAAGGTCTAATCTCATAATCTTTCCCCAGTTTCTTGCTAACATTTTGTTTAGTCTATCATGAATAGCATCATACAAATAGTTATACTACTTCATCATATCTACCATAGAGAATGGTTTACTGTCATTAAGATTGTAAATAGAACCTACTATACCAAAATGACATCTTGAAGGATTAGAAAGTCTATTATATTGTACTACTCTAGGTCTCATATTTACATAAATATCAGTGCCTATCTTAGTGCCTTCCCATGCTTCATTAATATAGAAAATCTACTCTTCCTCACCTAAAGCCTTATTTATTATATATGTTTCAGGATAGAAATTATATATCTCCTCTCCTGTCTGTTGGTCATAAGATTTTACTTTTTTAATCTTTCTTCTTGATTTCCAGTATACTCTTAATACTCTTATGTTACCTGCTGTATCATAAGGAAGTAAAGAACTACTTGTCTAATCATTGAATAACTCCATTGGATTATAGCTTTCAAATGTATCGTCAATCATATTAACATTAACGAATCCCATTCTCTCGTCTATGTTATCCATAGAATCTATTGCCGCTTCTCCTAAACTATTAGGAAGCTCTTCAATGTATTTAATATCTTTAGGAGTAAGTACATCATAGAAAGTATCTATAATCTTACCTGGACTCCAATAGTCTTCGAGTATGATTATATCAGCATCTTCTATTCTATTAGAATAACCTGATTTAAATACTCTTATTTTCAAAGGATTAAGTCTCTCTATGGTAGGTTCTCCACCAACTATATCACATTGATAGAGTTCTTCTCCTACAGCCATAGCATCCATAAATCCGTTATTGAACATAAGAGGCATACTATATTCTTTTATATAATGATTTAGCAAAGCATTTGCTCTAATCTCCCTAATATCTTGCCACTCATAAGAATAATACTAACTAATCTTTTCTAGCTCAGCATTCATCTATTCTTCAGATTGTGCAGTATTTTGAATTAATTGCTACATTCTTTGGAATAATTCTTGCTTTTTATTATCCTCTATTTCAGCAACAGCATTAGGATTAGTTACAACTACTTTAAAATCAAATACTCTTTTAGATTCTTCTCCTCTAAGTACATTCAGTTTACTATTCATAATAGGATAATGTTGTATCCTATCAGGAATATATCCTGCTTGTATATCATCAGGATTGATTATTAATTCTAAGTCTTCCATATGTAATTTACCATTCAATAAATCATAATTTATCTTCTTATGAATAACTGAATTCCTTACAAGACTAAAATTAAAAAATGTCTTAGAGTCTGCCCAATCCATTACTTGTTTTCTCCACTTCTTAGTCTTTTTGCTAAAGGGGAGCTATTGTGGTGGTAAATTTAATAATTCAGACATATTATATTTCTAGTTTAATTAAAATCGTACAAAGGTAATAATAAATTTTTACTTGTGCAAGCAAATAAATAATTTATTTATTACCTTTTAATACATTTAATTATTTTGTACGATAGTTCTTAACAAAGAATGGGTCATTCCCCAGATAAGAAGAGTTTGCTTTCTCTTCTCTATCTGCACTTAAATCTCCTCTGTATAGGATTAGTTTTTCTTCTCTATATAACATAACCATACCTAAAGCTCTAATTCGGTCTACGTTAAGTTCTGGTGTAAATGCTACTAACTCCTCTAATAAAGCTCTAGATTTTAAAGTATACAACATAGGTATCATTTCCTATGATTCTCCTTCTTCACTCTTAACCATCATTGGTACTGGTTTTAACAGCCAATCTCTTATCAAACCATTAGCATAATTATTAACAGCAGCTGTGGCTGATACTCCTTTTCTGTTAGAACCAAAGGCACTGTATTTTACTAATTCTTTTTCTCTTAAATATTCTGGTGTATCTGCTAATAAATGAGTACAACTCATCATTTGAAAGTAAGCATATATGCCTTTTTTATTAGAATTATGAGTTACAACATAATCATTGATTAAATATAGTCCATCATCAGAATCAACCGTTACACATTTTCCCATCTCATAATGAGAAAACTCTATTTTTTCAATAGCTGTTTTATATAGTATACCAGATGCTTTACTACCCTTGGAGTATGGCGAGTAAACATGCTACTCGACTACTTTACGGGGGAGTTTGAATATTTTATATATTGAAGCCAGACACACCCTAAATGCTCCATTAGAAGTATTCTACATCCATGCTTTTATCCCCAAACTACGAGCTAAAGACATCACATCATTAGCTAACTGTAGTGAAGAAGTTACAAATATTGAAGCTCCTTTAGAAGAAGCAAAGCCGTCACCATCCATTAATCCTTTTAATAATTGCATTCTTTGTACTATATTAGAATACATGTAAATATTAGGTATAAATTTTGTATGGCTATTCGTATTTAATAACTTCAAATCGGCCATTATCTATTTACATTTAGGTATTTTAACGTGCCACGAAAATCCTTTACTCCCTATAAATTTACATTCATATGGAATTTCGGTTTTATAAAACTCCATATCTTCTTTGGAAGAAGATATCTAAATATTATTTTTAGTACAATGAGATCCTCTTATAGAACCTTCTGCTAAAATTAATCCCATAGTATATGGATCTATAGGAAGTTCTTTGTATTCATAATTTACGGGATTTCCTTCTGGTATAAATAAGGTATGCTATCCATACTTATTTTTTAGTTTATATTTCATCATCTATTCGGTGTTCATTAATCGTGGAGTTTTTTCATTTCTATAATAAACACTCCAAAGATGTCTGTCACTAGCTGTAATGACCCTACCATCCTATAAAGTAACCTTATATATAGGCATATAAGTATCTACAGGGATATCTATAACTTTTACAGTTCCTTTGGTAGGAGAGAATAAAGTATCTCCTATTTTTATATCTTTCCATAATTTAAATCCTTCTGGTGTAGGTACTTTTTCGCTATAAGCATGTGCTTCAAAAAGACATTTACCATTATAAAATAAACATAAAAGTCTAACTATTTCATAATTGTCATTAGCAAATGGTTTTCTTCCTGTAAACTCTGCTACTATTCTATCAGTAAATAAATCTAGTACAAAAGTAGAACTTAAAGAATGAGAATCTGCCTAATCATTATCTACTGGGTCATGTCCTATTATATATCTATTAGAATATACTTTGCCTTCTCTGTTCTTTTCTGGCATTGCATATATTTCTATTGCTCCTTGTGTACTATTATCTACCCCATACTTTCTAATAGGAACATCAGAAGAAGGTTTAAATGTTACTTCTCCATTAGGAGATAAAACTAGATTTCCTATATATACATCATCGTATATTCTAGGAGAACTATCTAGTTGTAATATTCTCTCATTTAATTGAGATACAGGGAAGAAGGCATCTTTTACTTTAATGATAGCTTCTGCTGGAGTTATAGGATCCTCAGCAATGACTCTTAGTACAGATTTAGGGTCAGCACTATACTTAGCCTTATATCTAGCTGTAAATACTTGTAATAGAGCTTTTACAACATCTGATACTCCATCTTTGTTATAGCAACCTGCTCTATTCATATATGCAGCAAAAAAGAATCCAAATCTAGGTTTACCTTGATTTTTTTTATCATATACATTAGGAACAGAGTATATGTTATAACCTTCTGTACCATATAATAGTGTTTTAGCTGAACTAAAGTCTGACTCTTTCTCACTTGCTGTACCTACTAAATATTGAGTAGCAAATGTATAATCACCATCCTCTACTGATTTTCTAGTAGTATCATACAAAGGAAGAAGTCCTTTGAAAGTACCCATCTCCTCATACAATATCCAACCACGTTTACCACGAAGCTTATCTGGGTTATCTTTTGCAGATACTCCTAATACTTGATTAAAAGACCCTCTTTCTATACCATTTTCGTCTTTATATCCCATTTGCCAAGACATTTCATTAGGAGAGTTTTTTAACATTAGCCTAGGAAATGGAGTATTACTTCGTATAAAGTTTAAGGAGGGTTTAAACTTAGAGAATGTACCATCTTTATCATCTTTTAGATATTCTTTTTCATAGGCTGTTAGTACAGTAGTTACACGCTTTTTGGAAGCTTCACTTTCTCCTAAAATTAAATTACCTGTCATTATAGAAGCTAGAGAATAAGATTTACCACAGCCACGTTTAGCTAATTCTATTGCATGCTTTCCTGCTTCTCTAGCTTGCCATAAGTAGTGAAATCTTAAATATATACCCTCAAAAAAGAAAGGAAATCCCTCGTCTCGTATAGCCTTTTTCTTGCCCTCTACAGTCTTGTTTACCATCATTGGATTATAATTTAAGAACCAATACAATTTGCCAGGTACCCATTCCCCATCTGACTCTCTAACATATCCCTCTCTACATCTCCTTATCTCTTCATCCCAGTATTTTCTGTATTCGCTGTGAGGATTTTTACTAGGTTTTAAAAAGGTATAACATCCGTGTTTCATATAATGCAATGCTGGCTATCTAAAATAATCAGCATTTTCTATTATGTGAGGGTGCGCTATATCTACTATAATTCTTCCTTTATTATCTCTAGGCAAATCCTTAGCTCTTGGTCTTTTAGGGTCTATTAGCCATCTAATAGCGTCAATACTATTGACAGCATCCCAAAACCACTCTACTACTTCATCAGGATATTCAGATAATAAATCTTCAGTTATAGGAGTCTAGAATTCATTTACTTCATAATTAATAGTCCTCATACATTGATTTCTCTGTAGTTCCTCTTACTTTATCACTTTGTTGTATATCTTTAGCTATTGCTTTTTCTGCCTCATCCAAATCTTTAACTAATTGAGGTACCTACTTAATAGTAGATGTAATAGTATTCAAAGTATATATAGGTTTACCGTTATCATCTGTTTTAGCAAGGTCTATATCTCTTAGTAGTTTTCTTAATTTATCTACAGCATATCTAGTGTCCTCAAGTAATAAAGCTGATGCGGGTTTGAATTTATTATAAAACTCCATAGCTTCTATAACCAATTTATCTGGTTTCCATGACGAAGGAAGTCCCATTCCTTCTTTTATACTTTCCTGTCTTAAAGTTTCATCAATGATATATTGATAGTCACTTCTTATATCACAAAAAAAGTAAATATATCCAAATTCCTAATATGCTCTATCTTTAGATTTGCTTTTGTCTCTCTTCCATATTTCTTTAAAGGGCTTTAATAATAAAGCTTCAGGTTCTATGGATATATCGTAGTCTTCATATTTAAATAATCTCATATAACAAAATAACCCTGCTATTACTAGCAGGGCTTGAAATTAAAGAATTAAATTAGTTTGTGGTACTATTATTTTTGCCTTCTCAGGCTCTTCTATCTCTTCATACTCAGAGATTACAAAAGAAATATCCCTATCCTGCAATAAGAGACATACTTTATCATTCATCTCTACAGTATCAAAGTTATAACCTACTACAGTATTATGTGCTATTACACCATCTTTCATCTCTCCTTCTTTATATTTCTTTACAGCAAATCTTGAAGGATTAATGCATACTAAATCTCCCTCTTTGATTCCTCTAACAGAATCTCCTACAGCAAGTACTGTTTGATATTCTTTTAGAGTACCTTCTTGTTTTGTAGTATCTATAAGACCTCCATCCATAATAACATCTTGCTCATATTTATCCATAGTAGTAATAAGAGCAGTAAACATTGGTTTAATTTTCTTTATTTTTAACATGCTCATTGTAATATTTAAATTTTCTTTTTGTTTTTAAATAGCTTTCCCAAGTAACATATAATTTTCCTAAACTTGGTAAATTGAAACTAGTTCTTAGTTTATTAAATTCCTCTTCACTTAAATCTTCTTTCAAAGGTAATTCTTGTATAGTATCCTTTATAAATTTCCAATAGGATTTATAAGCAAGAGTTACTACTTCTTCAGGTAAGTTATTCTCTTGAGATACCTATTTAATAATGTCTTTTAGTTTCATTTTAAATCAAATAATAATAATAGTTTAAAGTTTCCAGACTCTTCATCTATATTAGGAATGAATTTAGGATTTATTTTATTATCTACTATTACATTACTTTTTCTTAACTTTCCCATTATTACTTGAAAGTGGGGGAGAGTGATACCGCACTCTTCCCTTACTTTCTTTTTTGTGTCTTCACTCATAGTAACCCTATCCAGAATATCATCATCCTTGATAACTTTACTGAGTTCATACCTTTGCTTAACTAGGCTTGTGATTACATCTATTTCCCTATCTGTTAGTTTATGGAAAGGATATAAAAATTCAAACCAGTATCTGAAGAATTTAGTGCTTAACGATGTAGGAATTCTTACTACATTATCAGCAACTTTTCCCATATTACTCCTCTACTTTCTCTTCTTGTTTCTCCTCAGGAATAGTCAAAAGGTCTTGAATCTCTTGAGTACAAGTAGTGACAAACTCTGTATTAAACATATGTGAAAACTCTGCTACCTTAAACAAGTAATCAAGTCTCTTAAACATATTAACCATATTCATCTCTTGTAACTTTGTATACAATTGACGAGTTTGCTCACTCAGTTGACGTGCTACATTCTCTAACTCTTCGTAGCTCATTTTTTCAGGCTTCTTAGCTTCTACTTTTTGTGTATTCTCTTCCATTTTCTAAAAATTTTTTATTGTACTTTTCCTTATATAAATTCTCCCATAATTCTATAACTGTTTCTTCTATATCTGTACTACCACAGTCATCACAGTACCCCTTTGTATCTTCTAAAGTCATTATTTTGAGAGATAGACAATGCTTACAATAAGATACAGGGTAGGAATTATATTCCTCAATCTTCTACTTGTCTAATTCGCTCATATAACTTTTTCTTATACTCATTCATAAATCTACTATGAGATTTCTTTCTTTTACATGTATTAGCTCTATTATTAAAAGGTCTTTTAGGAGCAATATATCCTTGTATAGATATATGACCTCTTTTAATAGCTCTATTCACAGATTTAAAAGTTTGTGCAGCAATTACATAATTTCTTAAGAAAGACCATTGCTTATAGTCTTCCATCTTTTCTTTTAAATATGCCTCAAACTCCTCCTGTTGCATTGGAGCAATCTCTTTTTCCAATGGAACAACTTCTTTCTTATTCACTTCCATATTATCTAAAATAAACTATTCTATACACATCTCCTTTATAGGCAGGAGATAAAACAGATACTACTTCTTCTTTTTTTAATTGTAATTCGTTTGCTTTTTGCATTAGCAATCTATCATTTTCTGCTAATAAAACTCTCAACTTTTTCTCTTCCATCACACAAACTAAATAAATATTTATACTTATTAACTACTTGAATAAAATTCTCACATTCTGATATTAAGCCTTTGTATAAAGGTATATCTGGAAGTATTTCGTAAAAATAAATTAAATCTACTCTTAGTCTAAACACTAATTCAAGAGCATTACTTACTTCTATAAACACTCCATGTATATCATTATAATTAAATTCTCCCTTAATACCAAGGTATCCTTCTGCTATAGCATCTTGAAACTCTGAAATCTCATCTAGAAATTTATCAAGATATTCATGAGTACTTATATTATCTGCTGCCCAATGGAGATTCTTACATCTTGTTTTATATCCTTCAAGTATATTTAAAAAATTAATTATTACTCTATCCATATTACATTACATTAGTTACACCAATTATATCATTACCGTGTCCTTTTAGCATTATAGAACATTTCTCTGTATGATATTCTTTTTCTTTTATTTCAAATTTAAGCTCAAATAAAGACTATTTATCGTAGAATTCTTTTTTACTTTTCTCTAACTCTTCTTCTTGCTTCCACAAATTCTTTCTTGCTTCTGCAATAGAAGATTTTAGTTCTTGTATCTTGTTATACTCATCCTTTATTATTTGCTCCATTTTATCTAAATCACCCATAAGTTCTGGAAACTTAAAGATTACTTTAGAAATCTTAGACCTGTCTTCTGTTCTTATTATTTCCATATTCTTAATGCTTAACACTTATTTTATTTAGAGCATCAAACCAATCTAATACCTCTTGGTCATTCTCTAAATGATGCTCTTCTATTTTATTTACTATACTATTTAAGTATTCTATTTCTCTTCTTAACTGAAGTTTAAACTTATGTAATTCTAACTCATCCATATTAATCTATATTATACCATTTTTTAAGTAATTTAAATTGTTCTAAAGTATAAGCACACAAAATTGTGTTTTGGTTTAATCTTAATATGTACTTATATTCAGAATTACTTCTAATCTCTTTTTCTTTTATAGGATCTAAACCTAAATATCTATTTTCTAATTCTTTTAAACCCCTTTCAACATCTCTAAAATCAACAGGTATTGGTTCTAAATAAGTTATAGAATATTCAATAGGTTTATGTTTATCAATCCACTTTTTAATTTTAGTAGTTTTTACTACTTTTTTATTTGGCAATATTATTATACCAGGATTATCTTTTAGACAGCTATTACTTTCCATATACTGTTTAACCATTGTTCTTTGTATATATTTCTATATATACATTCCCGAGCTCCCTTTAACTTTGTAGCTTTAACTTCTTTATTGTCTAATAAATATTGAGCAAGTTCAGCAATAGTGCCCCATCTTCCTAATTCTTGTCCATCTAAAGAATAACGGATCACATACTTTTGATTACTTCTTTTTACTCCACAAACATTAACGATATGTCTAACTACTTTTACTGGATACTTTGTAATGTTTGCGGTCTTTCTGATATTAGAAGTTTCTTGATATACTTTAAGTATTTCTAAGCGTTGCTCATCAGTAATAGAATACCCTTGAAATTTATTTCTATTCGAAGAATTCTTACTACCATATGTAGAGGTTTGACTATGACAATTTGGACATAAAAATCTTAGATTTTCTAATCTATGGTCATTGTTAATCCCATTTATATGGTCTAATTCTAAAGATATTGGCTGATCTAGCCATTCAGATATTCCGCAACAAGAACATTTATATTCAAGTAAGTCATTTTCTATAATTCTTCTTCTAATTATATTTCTTGGTGTGTCAGAATTACATATAAATATTTCTTTATCTTCCAATCTTTTAAATTGAGATTTAATTAGAGGCTTCACTCCTATAAAAGCTGAGTAATCTATGTTTAATTCTCTCATGCGTTTTTTAACTTGAGCATATCCCCAAGAATTTCCAACAGTAGTCATTCCCAATTTAAATAATACTTCCTTAATATTATGACT